CTCAATGATTCCAGAAACAAAAATTCAGCGAAGTCAGTTCGTAAGGCAGTGGTGTCACAAAACCACGTTTAACGAGGCCCTGCTCGTTCCCGTATATGTTGATGAGGTTTTGCCTGGGGATACTTTTAATCTCCAGGCATCTTTTATGTGTCGTCTTGCTACACCTTTTGTTCCTGTTATGGACAATGTTTTTATGGATTCTTTTTTCTTTTTCGCTCCTAACAGACTTTTATGGGAACATTGGGAAAATTTTATGGGTGCTGCAACTCCTAATACGGATAGCACTACTGATTATACGGTTCCGACCGTTACAGCAACTGATGGAGTTGCTACTGGAGATTTAGCCGATTATTTCGGTATTCCTATTAAGGTAAATGGTATTGAGTTTAACTCTTTGCACGTTCGTGCGTATCAGTTGATTTGGGATGAATGGTTTCGTGATCAGAATCTTCAGAACACTGTGTTTAATAATGGTAATGGGACTTCTCTTGGTGATGGTCCTGATACGTATTCTGAGATCGTAGCCGCTGGTACACAGGGTTTGCTTACACGAGGTAAGCGGCATGATTATTTTACTTCTGCTTTACCTTGGCCTCAGAAGGGTCCTAATGTGACTCTTCCTCTTGGTAAGACGGCGCCTGTTGGGAACTTAGCGACTTTTACCGAGCAGGCAGCAACTCTTTATGACACTTCAGATTTTAATACCCAGGCGGTGTTTCCTCTGGGTGGCGATATGCCCGACGCTCCTTCAACTTCCGGTTATGGGGATTGGTGGTTCAATTATATTAATGAAAATGAAAATGAGCCTCAATCGACAAATGGTGATCTTTTTATTTCTGGTGGTCAGTTGTCTAATGCAGGGACAGAAACTATTGGAGCGATTGGTGTTCCTTTTGGCGGTCTTACGGCGGATTTGTCGGCAGCAACAGCTTCAACTATAAATCAAATTCGTCAGGCTTTTCAGATTCAAAAACTTTATGAAAGGGACGCACGAGGAGGAACTAGGTACACCGAAATACTCAGAGCACACTTTGGAGTTATATCGCCTGATTCTAGGTTGCAGAGACCTGAGTACCTTGGTGGACAATCTGTACCTATTATTATCAATCCCGTTGTACAGACATCAGGATCTGGGATTTCAGATCAAAGTACACCTCAAGGGAATCTCGCGGCATTTGCAGTCGGCCACAGTCATGGGAATGGATTTGTTAAAAGCTTTGTCGAACATGGAGTCATAATTGGTCTTGTAAATATTCGTAGTTCTATGACTTATCAGCAGGGGATGAACAAGATGTGGTCTCGTCAGACACGTCTTGATTATTATTGGCCGGAGTTAAGTCATATCGGAGAACAAGCAGTTTTAAATCAGGAAATTTATGCACAAGGTACCGATACTGATCAAGAGGTTTTCGGTTATCAAGAAAGGTATGCAGAGTACCGTTATTATCCTTCAATGATTACGGGTCAATTTAGGTCTACAGCGACTGATCCATTAGATGTTTGGCATTTGGGTTTTGATTTTGAGTCTCTTCCAACTCTTAGTGCTGATTTTATTGAGGACGCTCCTCCTATTAGTCGCATTGTTGCGGTAGACGACGAGCCTCATTTTATTTTCGATAGTGTGTTTAGGAACATTACAGCTCGCCCGATGCCCACTTATGGTGTTCCGGGGCTTATTGATCACTTTTAGGGGGTTTAGTGGATTTATCTGATTTTTCGGATACTATCGGAGATGTAGGCAGCGGTCTACTAGGGATGGTAGGGGCAAATGCACAGAATCAGGCTGCCGCTGGCCTACAACAACAAGAAGAAAATTATAACACCCAAATGGCTAATACTTCTTACCAGCGTGGAATGGCTGATATGAAAGCAGCAGGTCTTAATCCTATGTTGGCTTATATGGAAGGAGGGGATAGTTCTCCCACGGCACCGTTATATCAACCTAGTTCTCCTCTTTCTCAAGCCACAGATGCAATGTCAGATTTAGGTTCAGATTTTCAGAACAAAAAAGCAAAAGTTACAAAGGCTCAGGGAGATGCGTCTCAGGCTACTTCAAATGCTAATAGCGCAGAGACGGCAGCTCAAACAGCAAGAGCTACACAACCCTCCGCTGTAAATCAAGCAGTAGCTGAAGCTTCTCTGGCAGAAACAAAAGCAAGAGTTCAAAATGACACTCGAATCTCTCAAACGGCAGCTTCGGCTGCGGATGCAAAGAGGAAAAAAGCAGATGCGAATTCAGCAGAAATTGAAGCGAATGTATCTAAATCTGGTGAGTCTGCACGAAAAAACGTTGCAAAGGTCGCCCCTTACGTTGACGTCACTTCTAAAGCGGTGGGGGCCGCCTCAAGTGCCCTTGATGCAGGTAATATCTATAAAGCACTTAAAAAAATAGCTCCTAAGGAAGAACCTTGGACGTCCACGAGGACGGGTCGAATTTTTAATAAAAACACAGGAGAACTTCATGGCAATTCCTATTAAAAAAATTCAAAACGTTTTTTGTTTTAATAACCCTAATCGAAAAAGGGTACCCCACCCTAAGTGTGGCCCTACAATGACACAGCAGCAGTTTAAAGAAGACAGTGATATTAATCAGATAGTGAAGAAATTTAAAGACACAGGGACAATTACTCATGTACGCAATCTTCAGGGCACGTTTGGTGATTTCACTAATGCTATGGATTATCAGACATCTTTGAATAAGGTTATAGAAGCCCAGGAGAGTTTTAATCAACTTAAGGCTTCTATTAGGAAACGTTTTAAAAATGACCCTGCGAGGCTTGTGGCCTTCGTAAACGATCCTAAGAATAAAAGAGAGGCAGCTTATCTAGGTTTACTTAATAAAGACGCAACTACGGCCGTAATAAACACGGATAAAGCTAAAAAGCAGGCCTTCGTTGATGCTAAAGATAAAGAGATAGCAGTTTTAAAAGCGCAGTTGTCCCAAAAGGGTCCTAACGCGACATGAGTAGCGTTGGGTGTATCCCCTACTTAAGAGGGGGAAAAAGGGGGTCGTACAGTCCATTCCTTGTCGTAACTGTACGGAGTGACACCCCGCGGGGTGTCACGGGTCTAGTCATCAGACACAATAAAGAAAGCTTTAATCACTTCAATTATGGTTTTTACAATTCCAAAGATTTTAGTCCACATACATACCTCCTAGACATAGGTCGGTAGAAACGGAGAAAAACATGAGTTTTAAACGTAAGCATAGGAAAAAGATTGGAAAAAGTAAATCTCGTAAACTTTTTTCTAAGACCGCTCGTCGTACTCATAAGAAGAACTTAAGAGCTACTCCTATGCGTGGTGGTTTTCGTATTTAAATACACTACTGTCGGCCGTAACATTGATTCGAACTGTTACCCGCGCCTCCAGTGGATAATTCCCCCTTAGGGAGCCCCAACCCTCCGGGGGTTTATCCACAGGGCGCTGGAAGCGCAACTGCAATGATGTAAAAATTATATGAAAGGCGTGTCAATACAATTCGTATATGGCAACGTATGGTAACATATGGTATGGCTTGTTTTTCACCTTTAAAAGCATGGAGATCGAAATGGAAAAACAAATCAGGAAAGAGGCCTCTGGTATTCAGCGAAAGAGACGCAAACCCTCACAAACCATCACTACAGATACCTTGCGGGCAATGCATTGGTTGTCGGTTAGAAAAATCCAGGCAGTGGGCAATGAGGTGTATACACGAGGCCAAATTGCATTCGCACAACACTATGATAACCCTAACGTACTCAGACGGGAACTTACCAAAATTTGGAAGTCTGCGCAAAAGAGACTTCCAGCTTTTTATGAAGAGGTTAAGGAAGCATGCAAGAAAAAGACTTCGAGTGTATCCCTGCGGAGAGTACGGGGAGCGTTTTAAAAGGCCTCACTACCACGCGTGTATCTTTGGATACGACTTCCCTGATAAGACTCCTGTCCGCGTCACAGTTGATGGGACACACTACACTTCTGATATCCTTTCAAAGATCTGGGGAAAAGGACGTGTGGAGTGCACAGACGTTAACTTCAAAACTGCCGCTTACGTAGCTAGATACATCCTAAAGAAGAAGACCGGCAAGGCGGCCCTAGGGTACACGGTTTTTGACAAGAAGACAGGTGAAATTCTCGGGGAACGGGAGGCAGAGTTTTCCTCTTTAATGTCCCGTAAACCAGGTATAGGACGAGAATGGTTAGAACAATATAGGCGAGACGTGTACCCATATGGCCATGTCATTATAAATGGCAAATCATGTCAACCTCCTAAGTATTACGATAATGTTCACGAGCTTTTATACCCAGATGAAATTAAAAAATTGAAGAAAACTAGACTTGTGAAGATTTCGAAGGTCAATAACACTACTATTCGACTCGCCGCGCGCGAAAAATTACAGAAACTTAAATTGAAACAACTAAAGAGGAGCTACGAGGATGAAAATTTTTGCGATCTACGACAGCAAGGCAAAAGCTTACATGAAGCCCATTTTTTCCAAAACAATAGGAGAATTTCTAAGAAATTTCATGGACGCAGTTAATGAACCATCATCCCACATTGGGCGTCATGCTGTC